GTAACTTTGGGCAAAAAGCCTTTTATATATATAGACTTAGAAGAAACACAAAGTAGAAATCAAAAACGTAACGTAACCAAGGTTAGTGTAACCAGTAAGGGGCGAAAGTGCGTTAAGGGGGGGGGGGCGGCTCGTTTTTTTTTTTTTTTCTGGCTCTATATAAACAAAGAGGGCATTTTATGGCAGACTATCGGTAATTAACTGGAGCTTGCTATGGCAAGACAAAAACAAGGCGATACCGCCAAATCTACCCCCGTTGTGGCCAAGCGCCGCCCGGGGAGACCAAAGGCAACCCGGACCCAGCCTTTGACCAGACGGCAAGAGCTGTTCGTCAAAGAGCTTGTGTCGAAGGACGGCCAAATCACCATGCGGGAAGCGGCCATCAATGCCGGGTATCCAGTCAGCTCGGCGCACACTCGGGCATATGAGTTGACCAATCCGCACATAAGCCCGCATGTTGTGGCAGCGATCCAAGCTTACCGGGCGGAATTGGACCAGAAGTATGGCGTGACCTACCAACGACACCTGCGAGATTTGCAGACCATCCGTGATATGGCTTTGCAGAACGGCGCATATTCGGCAGCGGTCCAAGCTGAGTATCGACGGGGGCAAGCGCAGGGCGACATCTATGTAAGCAAATCAGAAATCCGCCACGGCAGCATCGACAGCATGAGCAAGGATGAGGTCTTGAAGGCGTTGCAGGAGATTAAGCAAAGCTATGCCCCGATCACTATCGACGTTACTCCCGAAGGACAAAACAATCCCCAGAACCGCGACAAAGCGCGAGTCCGACTTCTGGCAAATGATGAAGACGGGGATTTCAAAGACATCGCGGAAGCTGAAAACGACGAGGCTTGAGACTTGGGCAATGCCCGGGGTGCCTGACGTTTTGATCTGCGACGAAGAGGGGAACTTCCATTTTGTAGAGCTGAAGGTCACGGGGGGCAAAGCCGTCGAGCTGCGTCCCCATCAAGTGGCTTGGCTTTCAAACCACAGCCATGCCAGCGCGTGGGTTTTGGTCTTGAAGAAAAAGACGAAGACGCTGCCGCAGCGCATAAGCCTTTACCCTGCCAGCGCAGCGATGGACCTGAAAATGGAAGGCTTGGCGGTTGAGCCGCTTTATGAGGAAACCGAGACGATTTGTTGGGATTTCATTTTGGACTTGATCTGTCCCATAAAACCGCATAACGTCGCATAGTCTCTTAACTACGGAGGATATGAGATGGACCAGAAATTTATCGACGCTGCATGGGCAGATTATGAAGCGCTGTATAAGGATCGCGACATGGTCGCGTATCTGGCGGAGCTGTATGCCAAGCTGCATGAGCTTGACCCCGAGAATCACCACATTGATTCGCACTGGAGCTTTGCGGAAGGGTTGGACGAATGACATATGACAAGCGACATGGCCGCGGGTTTAATCCGCATTACTACAAAGGGGCAACCTACACGACCGACCGGGTCGGGCTTGCCGACATGACGCCGGAGGAAATAACCGCGTACACCGTGGGCTATCGGGAAGCCGAAGAGCGCGGGGATCAAAAGGACTGGGGGTAGGAATGTTTTTCATTGAATGGCTTTATGGGCTTTTGTTTGGTGATGACGCGGTGGACGATTTGCGACGGCCGCCAACGCGGGCCAAGCGCAAGCGACGCTAACTTTTGAAAGAATAATCCCGCTTGACCGCGGGATTATTTATGCGCTAGTGTATGCGATAAGTCTTATATCTACGGAGGACGAACCATGTTGAAGACTGTTGAGATGAGCCGCGCCACCAAGACGGCGGGAATTGCGGTAACCTACCGCGCAGGCACCGGCGAGAAATACGGAACGTGTCCAGCCTCTTGCAAGATGAATTGCAGCGGCAAGGGGGCGGAACAAGTCGACGCCGAATACCTGGACGCGTTGCTGGACGCCGTGCCAAGCAAGGGCGTGTCGTTTACTTACTCGCATTTTGGCTGGCACCTTTGGGCCGATAAGCTCGCGCCGGGTAAAACCGTTATCAACTATAGCACCGAAAGCATGATAAGCGCCGCGGCAGCGTCGCGAGCCGTGCCGACTGTTGTGGTGGTCGCGGAATCCGAATGGGGGGACGGCAAGACACTGCGAGCACCTTTGTTTGGTGGCACCAATAGCCGTGGGCACTTTGTGCAGACGGGATCGGTCCGTGTAGTCCGCTGCCCGGCAGAATACCGCGCCGGGTTTTCCTGCCGCGATTGTGGCAACGGCCTGCCGCTATGTGCCCGGCTGGATCGGGATTACATCATAGGCTTTACAGCGCACGGGCCCAGCAAGAGAAAAGCCGCTGATCCGGAAACGCGTGGCGGATGCTATGCCGACGCGGGTAATTGCCGGATTTGGTGGGACGATACCGCGAACGGGGAACAGTGCGAAACCGACGCGGAGAAGGTCCGCCGGTTTGCGAAGTCGCTGCCGCCTCGGTCGATTGTCCGGCACCATGTGGCGGGGGACCTCGGCGCGGAATAATTTTTTTAAAAATAAACTTGCATGCTATGCGAGTTTATGCGACACCATGAGGGCAGGCCATTTCCCGGCCTGCTCTTTTAACTTTTACGGAGTGTAAAAATTATGACCTATCAAACCAACGCAATTGCGCATGGCATCGGCAATTCGACGGTCTCCTCGCAATGGTATAGCCGCCCAGACGATCAAAAGTTTTTGTCGCTGGACGACATGCTGGCCTTCAAGAAAGTCGACGCCCAGCGCATGACATCCCGCACGGTCGACACACATAAGATGCGGATCATCGGGGAAGTCGACGAAAACCGCCCCAGTGTCGGCGAAATCTTTGTAGAGTATGATGACGACAACGGGCGCGAGCATTTGAACACGCCCACCAATTGGAGCTTTGGCCAATTGTCACAACTGGCCGGGGCACCGTCGGGCTATTTGCGCGACTTGCCCGCACCATTGGCGGCGGACTGTATACAATGGGGTTTGCGTTATAACCGGGGCCGCGAACTGGTCAAAGTATACGGCCATCAAACGGACGGCGGCGAACTGCGGGCAGCAACTGGCCCGGACTATGGCCGGATTTTTGATTGGGAAATTTTGGAGCCGATCAAGCAGCTTGTGGACGCATCCGGTGGCCGCTGGAAGGTGCCGGGAATGATGACCGGAAGCCGCAACGGCATGGCCGTTTATGATCCCGACGTCCCGGTATCAATGGACACCACGACGCTGTTCGCATCGGATCGCGACGTGTTCGTGTTCCTTGTGGATGACCGCAACCCGATTGAGGTGGGCAAGCTTGCCAATGGCGAGCCCGATTTAATGTTCCGCGGTTTTTACGCGTGGAATAGCGAAACCGGCAGCAAGACCGCGGGCATTGCGGCCATGTATCTGCGCGGCGTGTGCATGAACCGCAATCTGTGGGGCGTGGAAAACTTTCATGAAATTAAAATCCGGCACACAAAATTTGCGCCGGAACGTTTCGCCCAAGAGGCGCGCCCGGCGTTGCAATCGTTTGCGACGGGTTCAACCCTATCTTTTGTGGAAGGCGTTCAAGCCGCCAAGGCCGCCAAGGTTGCCGCGGACGATGACGACCGCTTGGCGTTTCTGACTAAACGCGCGGGCCTATCCGGTCGTATGGCAAAAGCCGCCGCGGCGCGCCATATGCAGGAGGAAGGCCGCCCCGTTGAAACGGTATGGGATGCCGCGCAAGCGATAACCGCAATTGCCCGGGACATCCCACACCAAGACGCCCGCATTGACGTTGAACGCAAGGCGGGGGCATTGCTGGATAAGGTCGCGGGATAACCGGGCGGAAAATTAGGTTGCAGCTTATGCGACCTTATGCGATAAACACGGGACAGGCCGGGCAAGGTCTGTCCCTTTTCACTTTCTACGGAGGCCAAAATGGCAAACTTTTCCTTTTCGCTCGAAGCCGCAACCCTGAAGGCCGCGCTCGTTTGCGTATCTAATGAGGAAGCCCGCTATTATTTGCGCGGCGTTTCGATTGAACCCACGGGGGCAAGCGTTGCAATTGTCAGCACGGACGGGCACTGCCTATTTGCGGCGCGTTATGAACCCGCCCGCGACGCCGCCACGGTTTTGCCGGTGGAAAATTTCCTAATCCCGGGCGATGCAATCAAACGCGCTTTGACTGGCTACAAAGCCGAATTGATAAATTTGCGCCGGGAAGGCGAAACGTGGTTCTTGGGCGATATAACGTTTCAGCCCATTGATGGAACATTTCCGGATTGGCCGCGCGTGTTTCCGTCCGAGAATACTTTGCGCAAGGCGCTTGGCACCGTTGCCCAGTTTAACCCGGCTTATATTGCCGATATGGGCAAGGTCGCAAAGGCGCTTGCTCCCGGCAAGCAGACTATGACGCCACAGATTCACCATTGCGGCGACAATCCGGCTTTTGTCACGTTCCCAGGCCGTGATGATCTGTTCTGCCTTGTGATGCCTATGCGCGGCGAAACAATGCCCGCAGCGGACTTGCTTTTGATGCAAGATAAAGTCACCGGCAAGCGGGAAGCCGCCGCGGCCTAGCTCCCGCCCTTTCCTTTCCAACTTGGCCGCCTTCGGGCGGCCTTTTTTTTCTGGATTGACCCCTCTAAAAGTCATCGCATATGATCGCAGATACCGGGCGGGCAAGCCCGGCAACTGAAACCTACGGAGAACCGAAACCATGAGCCGCTTCGATACTTTGCAGCAGGTCCCGCTTTACACCGTCCCGGCCGGCGAATATGTCCGACGCAGGCCGGATGCCCGGGCAACCTACATCCGGGGCGATTATGACCGGGCCAGCCGCGCCTATTCGTTGACGGACTTTGACGACGTAAACCGGGAAATAACGTTGCCCGGCAGGTCGCTCGTGTGGATAGGCTTTACCTTCTAACCCCCGCCCTTTCCTTTCCCCTTTCCTTTCCAACTTGGCCGCCTTCGGGCGGCCTTTCTTTTATGGTTTACTCTTTCGAGGGTTATCGCATATGATCGCAGATACCGGGCGGGCAAGCCCGGCAACTGAAACCTACGGAGAACCGAACATGCCAAAATACACCCGCATCGAAGCCATGCGCGCCTTTTGGGCTGCCGTTAGCCAGTGGGAGGACGATACGCGCCGCATCCGCTCGCAGCTGCCTGGAGCGACGTTGCGCGCCGCTGTCGAGGTCATCCAAAACGGTGCGGACCCGCGCACTGTCGTGGGAGACATGGAGCGGCCGCACATGCCGAGATTCCTCTATATGGAGGCTTGCCCGGCTTTGAGAGGCAAGGCCCGTCGATTTGGCCGCCGATATCGCAAGCTGGCTGTTGTCGAGCTTGAGCCCGGCTTTGCGGGCCGGCCTAAGATGATCTCCGAGCGCGCCATTGGCGTCCGCCGCGTAGTCGAGTGCACCACGGTGCACGTCGGCACGACGCCGCGCAGCGCTGGCGTGCAGACGATGGCGCGCTACCGTGCCCTGGTCGACGCGCTTAACGCCGGAGGGGAACAATGACCGAGAAAGAGTTGAACGAGCTTGGCATTTTTATTGAAAGCGACTTGCGCGGGCAATGGTCCGTAAACGTGCATGGAACGTGGCTATTCGCATCGCGCCGGTGGTTTACCGCTCGCGCCGCGGCGGTCGCCTACGCAATAGAAATTGCAGAGACGGAAGGGGTAACGGCGGGCACCTTTTAACCCCCGCCTTCCCCTTCCCCTGCTAACTAGGCCGCCTTCGGGCGGTCTTTTTTTTATCCACGAATAAACAGTGAATTAAGGCGGCCCCCGCCCCGCGCACCCCCGCCTAAACCTATGTGGCGCGGATCGTGGGCCGTGGGCCGGTGGCCGTGGGACGCTGGCCGGTGGCCGTCATCCGGCCGATCGGGGCCGCCAGGATCGGGCGCATCGGATCGGGCTCCAGGGTCGGGCCGATCGCCGACGGATCGTGGGCCGCGGATCGTGGGCCGGGCGCACCGGATCGCATCTCCCTGGTCGACGGATGCCGACCAGGTGCACCGGATGCCGACCAGGCGCACCGGATCGCGCATCCCGGCAAACGGGCAGGGGCCCCGGCCGATCGGGTCAGACCGCGGATTTCGGCTTTTCGCCAGCGCGCCGCGCCGCCCGGCCCCCGGGCTCGACGTTCCGGAGCTAGGGCCATGTTTCTCGCAAATATTTACCTATTTTTTCGTATCGGCTTTAACTGCCTTATATTTGCGGTTAAAATCGCATACATTACGTGCTATGTTCCGCGTGAAACATCAAAAACTGCGTATCAGAAATTAGCCGGGGCCCCCGATGAGTGCAGCGCAAAATGCGGCGTTAGAAGAGAAAAAGCTGAAGCTTGAACTTCGGTTAGCGCAGCTCGAAAAGAACGAGAAGTGCCAAAATGATTTTTTAACTTTCGTGAAAACAGTTTGGCCTGATTTCATCGCGGGCCGTCATCACAAGATCATTGCTGAAAAGTTAGAACGCGTGGCCCGTGGTGAGTTGAAGAGGGTCATAATCAACATGGCCCCTCGTCATACGAAGTCGGAGTTTGCGTCGTTCTTGTTTCCTGCGTGGATGATGGGCCGTAATCCGAAGATGAAGATTATTCAGGCCACCCACACGACGGAATTGGCTGTAAATTTTGGTCGTAAAACAAAAAACTTGATTGATAGCGACGAATACAAGGTAATTTTTCCAGATGTTAAATTGGCTGCTGATAGTAAAGCTTCTGGTCGTTGGGACACTGCTTCTGGGGGGATGTACTACGCCGTTGGTGTTGGATCGAACCTCGCGGGTCGTGGTGGCGACTTGGTAATTATTGACGATCCTCACTCGGAGCAGACGGCGATGTCGAGTTCTGGGTTTGACGATGCGTGGGATTGGTACACTGGGGGCCCCCGACAACGTCTCCAGCCGGGTGGTAGTATTGTTTTGGTTCAGACCCGGTGGTCCGAGAAGGACATGACGGGTCAGTTACTTCGCGCTATGGCTAAAGACCCGTTAGCGGATCAATGGGAAGTTATAGAACTTCCTGCGATATTTGAAGATGGGACTCCGTGCTGGCCAGAATTTTGGTCGCTTGACGATTTGACCGCGGTCCGCGCATCTATTCCGCCGAGCAAGTGGAACGCGCAGTATCAGCAAAATCCTACGGGTGAGGAGAGCGCGATTATCAAGCGCGAGTGGTGGCGCATGTGGGAGCGGGAGAAGGTTCCGCAGTTAGAGTATGTGATTCAGAGTTACGATACGGCGTTCTCGAAACGAGAGACGTCTGACTATAGTGCGATCACGACGTGGGGTGTATTTTATCCGAACGAGGGTGGTTCGGGGCCCAACTTAATATTGTTGGATAGTAAGAAGGGTCGGTGGGATTTTCCGGAATTGAAGCAGGTCGCTTTGGACCTTTATAAATTTTGGGAGCCTGATACAGTAATTGTTGAAGCAAAGGCGTCTGGGATGCCTCTGACACACGAATTACGGAATATGGGCATACCGGTAGTGAATTTTACGCCCAGCCGTGGTAATGACAAGGTCAGCCGTGTGCATAGCGTCTCGCCGTTGTTTGAAGCTGGGATGGTTTGGCATCCTGACGAGATGTGGGCGGATGAATTGATTGAGGAGGTTGCGGCGTTTCCTAATGGAGAACATGACGACTTGGTAGATAGTATGACGCAAGCACTTATGCGTTATCGTCAAGGAAATTTTGTTCAGTTGCCAACTGATGACTGGGCGGACGAAGAAAACTCTGCTAAAGTCCACGCATACTATTAGAAGGCATCGCCATCATGGACGAATCGCGAGTAAATTTAGGCGCAGGGGCCCCCGATGGAGCCGGGGACTTTTCGTTTGAAGTTGGCGGTTACGAAATTTCGCCTCGCGCCTATGTTGAAGGAAGCTACGGCGGCAGCACGCCATATGTATATTTGCC